CGGGAACCGGTCCGGGATTAAATCCGGGATACCACGGATAGATGTATCCCGGATAGTTCGCCGTCACCTTCGGGATGCCTGCCGTCGCCTTTTCAAGCTCCAGCTTGTTCACGCGATCCTGAAGCGCCTCGATCTTGTTCTGGTCCATCTTTGCCGTCAGTCTCTGCTCCACCCCTGCGAGCCCGAGCGCCGCGTCAAACTTGTTCTGCGCGATCTGCGCGTCGGTCTGCGCGGACTTTTCGAGGATCATCTGTTTGATCTCGCAGCAGCATTCCCTGTCGCTTGCCGCGTTCTGGGTGACGGCCAGATTCACCGCGCTGATGTCGCGCGCCAGCTCGCCGTATTTATCCTGCAGCACGTTCAGCGTGTCGTGGAACGACTGGTTCGTCGCCGCCACACCCTGCGCCGTACCGGCAGTCACCGCGTTCATGATGTCGCGGTTTCCGTCCAGCAGGTTCGAGTATTCAAAGTTGGACTGCACCTGGTCCCTGGTCGCCGCCTGATTGTTCCCTCCGCCGAGGAAATTCCCGTTGAGCAGCGCGAGGAGCACGATGATGCCGAAGATCCAGATCATCCCGCTGCCGAAGCCGCCCATCATTTCGTCGCTTGCCATTGTGATATCTCCTTTGATTGTATTATATCTCCCGGCCGTACGCTCCGGATGATATTCATTTTAACCCGGCATTTCTCAGCGCACCGATGATTTGGTCCGGGTCCATCCCGTTTTTCTCCGCCAGCGCGCGGAACGCCGCCTCCGCGTTTCCTCCGTTCTGTTCCACCAGATCCAGCGCCTGCTTCACGCTCGGATTCTGCGCCGCCATCAGCTTTAACATCGCGCTCGGATCCTTCCCCTTCATCCCGGAAAGCATCCCGGTCACCATGTTCACCGCCTGCGCGAGCCCGCCGGGATTATTCCCCGCCAGCCCCGCCAGCTTCTGCAGTATCGGGTTTGCCGCCATTTGTGATCACCTCCAGCAGTGTCTCGATTTTGGATAGCCTCTTGTCCAGGTCCGCCACCATGTCCCGCGCCTCGCTCTCCGGCGTCTTCTCCACGTGCGGCGTCAGATCGTACCCGTCCAGCGTGGCGTACCCGGCCCCGTCCGTCACCTTCAGCCATACGACCGGCTGCGTAGTGTCCAGAAGCAGCACCTTGCTGTTCGGCCCCATCTGGTATTTGTCCGCCCCCGCCTTCCCGTTCACGGACGTGATGTCCTGCTGCGGTCTCGCGGTCTTCGGCATGTAGATCGGCCGTCCCGTGTACGGATCGTACTGGATCTCGTATTCCGGCTGTGCCATTTCCCCTCCCCCTTTCGACATTGTTTCATGTTTTTTCGCTAATGATTTATCGCCGACATTATTATACCCCATCCTCAATCCCTGCCACTGAAGTGTTTTAGTTTTTCTAATACATTTTTCTCCAATATTCGACAGCATAATAAAAGACCCCGGCATTCCTGCCGGAGCCTTTCTTTTTCCTTTTTACAGCACTTCCCGCGCGCGGTACAGCAATACGCACATCTCCTCCCGCGTCAGCGGATCCCCGAGCGCGTAGTCGCCGTCCCCCTTGCCTTTGAGGATCCCCTTCTCAATGGCCCATCCGACGCCGTCCCGCGACCAGTCGTGGCACTGATCCTGCCATGCCGGCGCCGGAGGATCCGGCTCGTACTCGAAGCCCGCCACGTTCGGGATCCCGAGATAGTCGCATGGATTCCGCTGCTGGCCTCCCCAGTCCCTGACCTCGAAGTGAAGATGGATCCCGGTGCTTCGCCCTGTCGATCCTTCGATCCCGAGGATCTGCCCCGGCGTGACCCGGATGCCCGGCGTGACCAGCCGCTCCTCCATGTGGCAGTAGTAGATCACGTACCCGTCGTCCCCACCGATCGAAACGTAGTTGCCCCATTCCCAGGTCCGGTCCCCGTTGCCGAGGTCAGGCGCCCAGCGGGACTGGAGGACGGTCCCTCCCATGACCGCCCGGATCTGCCTGTCCTCGCTCACCAGGTCCACGCCCCCGTGCCAGACGCCCGGCTCCCCCGTGATGGGATCGATCCGGTATCCGTACGGGCTCGCCACCCGGAATTCGGAGTCAAAAGGTTTTCTCATTCCTCGTCCTCGCTTTCTTCAGCTTTTTCGTTCTTCAGCCTGTTGTATTCTGCGACCACGCGAGCACCGATCGCAGGATCATACGGATTGTTCTTTGTTGCCCATGTCGGATCGTACGCCGACCAAAGCGCCGCCTTCTCCGCGTTGGTCAGATGCCGCGTCTCGGTCGATCCGCCAAACAGCCCCTGCGCAGCACCCTCTCCGGAGCTCAGCGGTACCGTGATGTTGTCCAGAGCCTCCTTGATCTCCGCCTGCGTGTACTGCTTGTTCCCGTTCAGATCGTATTCTTCCATCGCCCCGTACAGTGCCGCCCAGGCGTCCGCCGATACACCGTTATTGTACGCCGCACGGAATTTCTGCGGTTCAGTGGATTTCCCGTCGTTTACCACAGCCTCCATTGCTGCTGCTTTTCCTTCCTCAGACAGCCCGGATTCTGCGACCAACATCTTGTTCCCGTATTTGTCTTTCGGTTTTATATTATTTATAATGTTCCAGCTTTCCCTCTGGCTTTCGCCGAACTCCTGCGTAAGTTCTTTGTACAGGTTTGTATTCTTTACGCTCTGGTTCCCGAAACCGCCTTCGACCCAGGCCTTTCCTCCTTCCGTCGCCGTCGGACCGAAGAGCAGGGACTGCGCCACGGTTTTCGCCGTATCGGCCGGCGTGTCCGTGAAATACGGATACTGCAGCTGGTCGTTGCCCTCCGCGTCCTTCACGTACCGCCCGCCGGCAAGCGTGTTCTCCACGGTCTGGAATGCCTTCTTTCCGGCTCCGCCCGCGAACGGAGGCAGAATGTAGGTCCCCACCGTCTTGCCGAGTTCGCGTCCCACGACCTGCGCCTTCTTTTCTCCGCTCCAGTTTTCGTTCGTCAGGCCTTTTACGATCGTTTCCGTGTCCGGCAGCGCCGAGTTGATCGGGATCCGCCCGCCGCCGAAAAGCCCGCCGATGAACGGCAGCTCCTCCGCCGTGTTTTTCCCGAGCTCCATCAGCGCATCGGACGGGTTCGCCTTCTTCTGCTGTTCAACCACTCCCTCCGTCAGCATATTGAACGTGTTGTTCAGCTTGTATCCCGTCAGATCGCCGATCGCGTCGTTTGCGATGTCCAGCGGATCCAGCGCCGCACGCCGTCCCACGACCTTCTCATAGAGATCATTGAACAGATACGCCCCGATGAAATACCTTAACAGCGTCCACGCCGCCTTCGCCACAAGATTCTTCCGGTCCTTCTCCGGCAGGTGCACGCCCTTCGGGATGTCCTTGAAGATGGTTGAGAATTCGTTGTTCACCTCCACCTGGAACTGCGTGAAAAGCTTCATCAGCGGATTGTGCGATCCGAACGCCGTCGGCAGCGCGCCCTTCGAGCGGTCCGCCATGACTCCTGCGGCGAATTCGTCCGCCGCCTGCATCGCGCTCTGCTCGTCCATGCCGGTGCGCAGGTACTTGCCGTACGCCGCCCGCACGATCGCCTCCGAAGTCATGTTGTCGATGATCTCCATCGGCGCGGACAGCACACCGGAGATCTTGTCCCCCGTGGTCCGGATCAGATCCTCCGTCCCTCTCCGGTTCGTCAGAAAATCGGAGCGGGAGACGAATCCGTCGTCCCGCGCATGCCCGGCCACCATGTCGAACCACCCGCGCAGCATGGAATAATCGCCGAGCATCGCCCCCGCCTGATTCAGCGGGATGAAGTTCGTCAGAGCCGATCCCAGGTTGCCGGCGATCATGTTGGCCGCCACTCTCCCCTCGATGTTCTTCATCCATGTGTAGAAGCGCCGCCCCATCAGATCCTCGACGCCCCGGTCGTACTTCGACTTCTTGTTCGCCAAGAGGTTCGTGTACTCGTCCAGCCATGCCACGTAGCGAGACAGCTTGTACCGCCCGTTCTCCGTCAGATCGTGGATCGCGGCCAGCTTCTCCTGCTCCGTCCGGCTGTCGTCCGCCTCGATTGCGTCGATGCGCTTCTTGATCTGCTCGTCGCCCATCATGTAGCGGATACGCGTCGCCAGCGCGCGCAGGTTCCGCAGGTTCTCCGTCTGATGGATCACGTCGCTCACGCCGCCGATGTACCCGTCGAAGCCCTGGACCGCGTCGTAGTCCGTCGCGAATCCGGTACGTTCCATCGCGTGCCCGAACCAGGTCTTCCCCGGCTTGAACATCGAGGTCAGTCCGTTGATCGTTGTCGGCAGCGCGTTCGCATCGATGTTGACGCCCAGCAGGTTCGCGAAGGTCGCGAGGATCCCGTCCGAGCCCCCGTTGAAGTGCGGGAAGTACCCTCGCCGCACGTTCACCGGCATGTACCCGTTCTCCACGAGCACCTCGTTCATCCGGGTGATCAGCTCGTCATAGATCTTCTGGAACTCTTCGATCCCGCGGCTCACCTTCCCGTAGTCGAGATTCGGGTTCGCCTTTTTGAACGCCTCGATCTCCGCGCGCCACTCGTTCAGCGTCTTGCCGTCCCGGACCGCGTTCTGCGTTCTGGCCAGCTCCAGTACGCGCACGTTGTCCTCCGCCTCGCCGAGGAACTGCACCGCGGCCGCTTCGGAGTGCGTGTTCCCGCGCGTCACCTTCTGGTTCAGTTTGAGATTCTTCACCCTCCGAATATAGTCGTTCTTGAACCGGGTGCTCTCCGCTTCCGATTTGTGCACGGGCCGGAAGTAGTCGTCGATGATCGCCGGCGCGTCCTTGCCGAACACATCCCGCGCGTTCCTCTCCGCCGTCTCGCGGGCATACTGGATTCCGGAGGCCTTGTCCTTCGCCGCGTCCGCGTTTTCGAGATCCCGGTCCGCCTGTTCGTACCGCCTCTGTGCCAGCCGCTTCACGTACCGTTCCCACGGCGCGTTTGCTTCCGCCGCCTCCCGCTCGGCTTCCGCCATGGCCACGATATCCTCGATGCCGTACTGATACCGTGCCCGCGCTTCCTCCTCGGTCATCTGGCCCGTGGCGATCTGGTGCGCGATCTCCATGTCCTCCTCGCTCATGATCGTCCGCGCCTTCAGCGTGTTCAGCCTCTTCTTCGCGTCCTTCACGCGGTTGGCCAGATCAATCAGTCCGGCGCTGGTGTCCGGGATCTGCGCGTCGAGCTCCGCGTTCCGTGCCTCTCTGGCCTGCTGCCGCGCGTTGCTCTCCTGTACCGCCGTCCGGATCCTGGCCAGCTCACCGTTCGCCCTGCGCAGCGCATCGTTCACGGCGCCTCTTGCCGCAGCCTGCCCGACGATGTCGATCCCCGTGGATTCGAGCACCGCGTCCACGTCGGCCTGTTCCCCGCGGAGCAGCTGCTCGACCACCGGCCGCGCCACGTCCGCACGGAACTGCCGGAATTCCGCGCTGTTCGGATTCACGTTGCGCTGGATCCCCTGCAGGATGTCGCCCGTCAGCTGCCGCTCGATCCTCAGCGCCGCCGCCTTCGCCTTCTGACTCAACCCCGCCAGGTCATTCCGGTCCTCCTCCAGCGAGTACCGTATATCCGCCTCTTCCGGGTCATACGTTCCGATATTTTCTGTCGCCGATTTGATCTGCTCCGGGTCGAACGCGATCCACACGTCGTGCTGAATATCCTTGTTCATCCCTCCGACATGGTTTATCCCGTCGTACCCCATGTTTTTCAGCGTATCCATCGCGGCTTCTTCGGCTTCCCATTTGTACATGCCCTCGTCCGCGAAGTATTCTTCCATCGCCCGATAGAAGTCCCGGTTTGTCATTGCCGTGATTTCCGAGTCTCCCGGCTTCGTGATATAATTTTCCAGCTCCGGTATCGCGTCCAGCCAACGGTCCACGTCGGCTTCCTGCTCCATCACGATGGGATTGCGGATGTTCAGATACACCTGATATACCCGCGGATTGTTACCGCGCCCTTTTTTCGTGTACCCCTGCGCCACTTCCGGATTGTCAGTAAAGTAGCTGCCTCCTCCGTACAGCCCGTAATTCGCTCCGTACGTATTGAAGATGTGGAAATCCTGATCCGCATTCGTCCCGTGGTACATCACCTTTGGCGTCCCGTCCGGGTTGACCACCTTCGACGCGTTCTCCGGATCGTTCTGCCAGTCCCCGAACCAGTTCTTGAAGTACCATGATTCCGTGTCGCCCGAAGGTTCTTCTCCGATTCGCCTTTCAGCATCTTCGCTCAGCGACATCCGGATATCGGTCTTCCGATCATTGAAGCGCTCCGACAGCGGGATCACGTTCCCGTCGTCGTCATAAACAACAGGGTCTGCAAGTTTTGCTTGCTCCGGATTTCGGAAAAGATAATCCGTGCTGCTTTCCTCTTCCGGTTTGAGGTTGTTGTCCCTCACATGATACAGTATAATCCCGTCACGGCCCTCTTCCTCCGCCTGCTTGATGTATTCCATCATAGCATCTTTGTTTTCTGTATGAGCCGCATAATCATATCCGGCGACATCAACCTCAAGCGGATTTGTCATCTTAATGATGTACTGATCGATTTCTCCAGAGGAAAATCCGGCATTCGACAGGTTTTTCTTCACCTGTTCCTTGTCCGTCGCGTTCCACGAGCTGAGCGAGTATTTCACCTGCGTGCCGTTGCGCAGTTCCCCGGTCAGGGTTTCTCCGTCCGAGTCCACCGCCGAAGGCTTCGCTTCGCGCTCTGCCTCCGTTGCCTCTTCCTCACTCAGCGAAGCCCGCACCTGTCCGCCGCGCGTGATCCGGTCGAAGGCCTCCGCGATCTTTCCTCTCGGCCCCTCGTCTCTCTCCACGGTCGAGGTCTCGATCCCTCTCCCGGTCGATTCCATCTCGGCTGCCAGATCCTGCGCTGCCTCATACTCTTCCTCGGAGATCTCCCCGGCGTCGTACAGCTCGCCCATCCGCGCCAGATACTCGGCAGGGCTTTCTCCGCCCTCCGTGCCTTCCGCCGCCCCGGACGTCTGCATGGTTTCCGCCGCGGACGGATAAACAGCCGCCTGTGCCGTTTCGCCCGTCTGAGCGGCTTCTCGCGCTTCCTGCGCGGTCTCCTCTCTCTGCTCCTCTCTCTGCAGCCATCTGTCGAATGCCTTGACGGCGTTCTGCATCTTCTCCTGCTCGTATCCGGACATCACGCCGCCCAAGTTCGATGTGCGAATAACGAACTTGTCCAGCGCGTCCCGGATCCGCTTCGCCGCGGAAGGATTCTCCCGGCAGATCTCCCGGATCGTCTTCTCGTCGGAGAGGTTCTGCCCGATCCAGTCCGCCGCGATCTCCTCGTCCAGCTCCGCGTCCGACAGCACCTGCCCGGTCCCGCGCTCGTACAGTGCCCGCATGTCCGCCCGGCGCTGTGCCCAGTCCATCCCCTGCTGCATCGCGTGTCCCTTGATAAGGTTCATCAGATCCTTGTACGCCTGCGTCCCTTCGAGGTTGTGAGTGAATTCATGCCCGAAGGTGATGAGGAACGGCTGCTTCGCGTCCACATTCAGATAGATGTCCCCGGTCGATTTGTTCGTGAATCCGTTTTCCACGGCGCCGTTGCGTGCCTGCCCGCGGTAAAACTGGATCCTCCGCCCCGTGACTTCGCTGAGCCGCTCCATCAGCCGGATCGTCTTTTCCTTCACGCCGTACCGGATCCCGGTCGCCCGGGTGATGTTTCCTTCCGCCTCCGCCTTGTCCACCGCGTCGTTGAGCTCGGCTTCCTCAACGGTCGGCGTCAGCGTCCTCGTCTCCGGCTCCGTGCCGAAGCGCAGCGTGTCCCCGCCTTTGGATTCCGCCGCCATCTCCGCCTCGGCGTCCTCCGCTCCGGTCGACAGCACTATCCCTTCCGGTTCCGCCGCCGTGTTCTGCTCCTGTGCTTCCTGCGCCCGGACGGGATTCTCCTGTGCCTGCGTCTCCTCTCCCGTAGGCAGGCCAGAATTCTGATCCGGAGTCGGCAGTACGATCTGCTGTTCCGTCTGCGCCTGCTGCTGCGCGTTCTGGATCCCCTTTGTGATGTCCGTCCCGGCCGTGCCCTGCGTGAGATCCCGCACCGCCTGTGTCGCTCTCCTGGTCGCCTCGATCTCCGCAGACCGGTCCGCGTTCCGCTGAGCGTTTCCGAGCACCTTCTCTTCCGTCACACCCATGCCCGCCATGAGGCCGCCGGAGATCGATCCGCCGAGCATGTCCAGCCCGCCTTCCTTCAGCCTGGAAAGAAGCACCGCCCAGAATGCGTCGTTCTCGCTCGTGCCCGGATTGTCCTTTTGGTATGCCCGGATGTCTTCCTGCCACTCGCTCTTGTCCTGCGATACGATCGCGTCAGCCACCCAGTTGATAACGTCGGATTCGCCTTCTTCAAGGCCCTCGAACAATGCGTTCTGAAGGATATATCTTATCGGATGCGTCTTCCGTTCGACCTCGTTGAACAGCATCTCGAACGAAACTTTCTCCGATATGATTTCCGCCGCGCCGGCCATCGCGCCGAGCACCCAGGACTGTGCGTCGCTGAGCCCGCGTTCCTTCGCCGCCATCGTCGCGTCTGCCGCAGCCGACGTGCCCATTAGCGCGAGAGAAAACGCTTCATTGCCTAAGCTCAGCTTTGAGTTGATCAGGAAGTCCAGCATGGACATCCCGGTCTGGTATCCGAAGGATCCCCACTCTCCCCAGTTCTGCTCGATGTCCGATGCCACTTGTTCCCTGGCGGCCGCCGGAAGGTACGCGATCCTGTTGTACGGTTCGTTCGGATCGATCTTCCCGTTCGCCAGAAGGTCCGCCGTTTGACCCGCGAAAGCCATGCCCCGGAACGGAGTCGCGGCGAGCGTAGCGGCGCTGGCTTTGACCGGATGCTCCATAGCGTATGTCCTCGCCTCATTCTTCTCCCTCTGCGCCTGCCGCGCGTACAGATCCGAAGTCAGATAGTCGAGGTATTCATCCGCCGCTTCCTGCCCCTGGGTGTTGTGGATATAGTTGTACAGCGACCGCTCGTCGTCGGTCATTTCGTCGTACTGCTGGTATTCCGTCGCGCTGTTCGGCACGAACATTCCGAACATCCCGGCGCTGTTGTTCGTGTCCGTCTTGTTGATAAACAGCTCCGTGCCGGCGTCCTCGTCCCCGTTGATGTACGCGTATTTCGCGTCCTTGTAGCCGGATTTCCTGACGCCGCCGGCCGGATTGATCTCGGTCTCTCCGACCTTGTTCGTCTTGTCGTATCCGCTTTTCTGCGCGAAGTCCCCGCTCTCCCTCAGCTGTTCGTAGTCCGCCCATTTCCGCTCGGCCAGCTCGTCCTCCAGCGCCTGGATCTTTTCGGCGTTCGCCCGCTTATTTTTGTTGAAGTCCTCTTTTTCGCGCTTCTGCCTGTCCCCGTTGCTGAAAAGCCATTTCAGGTCTCCGAGAAGCCCTTCCTTGACGTCCTCCCTGTTCGCCGCCACTGTATCCTTTTTCGCCGCGTCCAGATCCGCCTGGATCTCTTCTTCCGAGCGAAGGGAATTGTACCATTCCGGATCCCGCACGGTCTCGTCCTTCTGGGCTTTTTCCGCCAGCGCGATCAGTTCGTCGCGCTCTTTTTTCTTCTCCGACGGAGGCTTCAGCAGGGTTGACGTGAACGTGCTCTTCGCCGCGCTGTCTCTGAGCGCGGATCCCTCTCCGGTCAGGCTCGGCTGAATGGCTCCCCAGCCGTCATCCTTCGCGGTCTCCTTCTTCGGCTCCGGCAGCTCCACCGTAATCCCCCGCGCCGCCAGCCGGTCAATAATGGAGGGAGCGCCCTGTTCAGACGCTTCCTCCTTTTTCTTCGGCTGCACCGCCGGGAGCGCTCCCTCCTCGGGCTCCGGGCTCTGCTGCCGGAAATACTCCTCCCAGGTGGTCGGTTTCTTCGCTTCCGCCGCCTCTTTTTTCTTCTTTTCCTCTTCCTCGTCTCGGTCTTCCTCACCCGTGAAATAAGTCAGCCACTTGTTGCTCATGCCGCCCTCCTTATACCGACGCGATCGATGCCCGGTTCCTGGCGTTCACGTTCGTGCCGTTCGACCCGGATTTCGTGCTGTTCGACCCGGAGCCCGTACTATTCTCCTTCTTCCCGCCAAACAGCTCTGCCAGCAAGTCTTTCAGATAATCGTCCATGGTATCCCGGTCGTATCCCGGAATGTTCCACACCATTTCCTTCACCTTATCCTGCGAGTTCACCCGCTCGTCGCCTTTTTTGTGCATCTCCCGGATCGCCGCGAAAGGCCCTTCCGCACCGGTCAGATCGTTTACGCTTCGGATAACCATCTCGTCTCCGCCGTCGTCCTCGACGGGCACGTTCATGCCGAGCGCTTTATAGAACCGGTCGTCCTTGAAGTTGGTGTAGGCCAGTTTTGCATAGTTCAGCTTCTGCGTCGGGGAAAGGGAATTGAAGTATGCGAACTCGTCGTCGCTCAGCTCTTCCGTTCCGGCGGTTCCTCCCGACTTTGCCGAGGATCCTGTCGATGACGTATCCCCGGACAGGTACTTCTGGATCTGCGCGCGCGTGAGCTCGTTCGCCAGCGCCCTTTCCTCTTCCGTCGGCATGTTCGCGTAGATCGAGGAGATCTGCGCCTGCTTGTACGCCTGATCCAGCTGCTGCATCAGCGCCGCGTTGCTCGTGTCCACACCCAGCGCAGCCAGCTGCGAATAATCGCCCATCTCCGACGCCTGCATCGCCCGCGCCAGATTCGCGTTCAGCTCCGCTTTCTCCGTGTTCACGCCCATGGAATTCAGCTTCGAGAAGTCCTCGTATTCCGCCATGGTCTTGGCCCAGTCCCGCTCGTCCTCCCGCTTCGTCCGCTGGTCCGTGATCTCGTCCAGCCACTGTCCGTAATCGAACTCCCGGTTCGTGTTGTACTGGCTGAGATTCGTCTTGTACAGATCGAGATCGTCCGACCGCAGCGCCCGGAGCGTGTCCACGTCCTGCTGCGCCAGTTTCTGCTGGTCGAGCCAGGTCCCGTAGTCGAACTGCCGGTCCGTGTTGAACTGCGCCAGCTGATCCTGGTACTTCGCGTAGTCGTCGGATTCCAGCCCGCGCAGCGCGTTCAGATCGCTGAGCTTCATCTGGTATTCTTGTAAGTACCGGTTGTAGGCGTCCTGGTACAGCTCCGGGATCTTGTCCGCCATCTGCGAGGCGTAGTAGTCCCCCGCCTGATTTGCCGCCGTCATCGCCCAGGAGGAAAGCTGCCCACCCGTCATGGCCGCCGCCTCGCCCATCGCGTTCGCCGTCGCCCGCTGGCCTTCGCGCGCGTACTGCTTCTGATACGCCGAGTATACCGGGTCCGTCTTCGGATCATACGAAAATTCTCCCCGGTCAAGGATCCCCGTCAGGGTCTCCTGGATCCGCGGATCGTACCGACTCTCGTAGACCGGCGCTTCCCCGTAATAGGAGTATTCCCCGCGGTTCATCGAATTGTTCAGCGCCTGATCGATCCGGTCCGCCCAGTTGTCCTCGAAGGTCGGCGCCTCGCCGTAGCTGAACTGGTTCGGGCTCATCGGGTTGAGCTTGAAGGATCCTCCGTCCCCGCCTCCCGTGTATCCGCCGTACGAGGATCGCACGCTCTCCGCGCCCTGATTGGCCAGAGCCCGCGCCTCGTCCGTCGTCGCGTTCGCGTAGTCCGTCTTGTACGAGAGCAGGCTCATGCCTGCGTCCGGATTCTGCCTCGCCAGGTTCAGATCCGCCTGCGAGAACTGATTCCCGTACCCGCTCTGCTCAAGCGCCTTCAGAAAATCGTCGTAAGTGTAAGTATTCGCCATGTCTCCTCCTCATATCTCGCTTCCCGAGTAGTTCTCGCGCACCAGCGAGAAGATCCTCCATTCCCCGACGCCCTCGAACCGCAGCCGGAAATGATCGCTCCGCCGCGGGATGATCGGCAGGTACCACGACCGCTTCACCGTCGCCGACAGATTGGATACCGTCTCCCAGCTGCCCTTGCTGTCGGACGGCGATCCCGCCCGTCCGGAGTCGAATTTGATCCTCACCACCAGCGTCGCGCCCGCGTCCAGCTCGCCCCGGATCTGGATCTTCGCCGTCCCCTTCCGGTTCGGATCGTTCTCGACGAAGTCGTTTGTCTCCACGTAGCTTTTCATGTTCGTCTCTTCCGCCGCGCCCTCCGGAGCCTCCGCCAGCCCGAGCCCCCAGAGCTTCTTGTCCGCCCCGAGCATCCAGAGCTCCCCGCCCGAGAAGGCGAACTGAACCGCTTCCACCGTGTCTTCCCGGTGCCACATCGCCCGGCGCGTGTCCCAGACAAAATGCTCGTATTCCGCCGGAGAGCTGCCCGCGAGCTGCATCACCACGTGGTATTTCAGCCCGTCCGAGCCTCCCGCGCCGCCGGAATACCGGTCCGTCCCGAACGCCCGCGAGATGTTCTCCGGCACGCCCCCGGCGTAGGCCACGATCCCGGAACGGCTGAGATAGTATAAGGTCTCCCCGGCGATCGCCAGCGTCTTGTGGGATCCTTCCTTCACGCCCATTGTCGCAGAACCCATCAGCTGGTAGTTCGACGGCCGGCTCCCGTATACCTTGTAGATGTGCTCCTCCTTGAAGAACACCGGATACCCGAGGTACGAGCAGCAGGCCGTGAACTCCCCGTCGGAACCCGCGTCCACCGCGTAAGAGTCCGTGCTCACGCCGTCGAAGACGTTCCAGTTCGTCGGGTCTCCCAATTTTGACGCGTAGATCGTGTCGCCCTTGCAGCCCCAGCACCGGTTCTCGTTCACGCAGATGAAGTCCAGGTCCGGGACCTCCCGCTTCAGCGTCAGGCTGTACGACCCCGTCGTCTCAAACGTGTTTTCATAGAACCGCAGCTCGTCCCCGTCGATCTCCCGGATGATCGGCGTCTCATCGATCCCCGTGCCCGTGATGTGGATGGCGTCCCCCACCTTGAAGGAGAGCGACCAGTCCCGCCCGGTGCATTTGATCGTGTTTTTCTCCGCTTCCTCGCCGGCGTAGGTCCCGTCCTTGATCGTGCAGGCCGCCGTCACCGTCGCGCCGAGCGATTTCACCGTCACCGGATTCGCCCCGGCGTCCACGACGATCTTGTCCGGCCAGATCAGGAGCCGCATGCCCATCGCCGCGAACTGCTTTTCTCCTTCGGTCACCGACGTGACGAGCGTCCCGTCGTGATATAAAGAACTGCCGTCCACCCACCACAGCCCGTCCAGCGCGTACAGCCCGTACGGCTTGGCCAGCGTGGTCACGGAGTACCGCGGCGCCCGGGTGCCCATGACGGGATAATAATCCGAGGTCATGTTCTTCTCGTCCCAGATCGTCCCGTCCCCGGCCCCGATGTTGTGATCGTACCCGGCGAATACTTCCGTCCTTGCCTTCCGGATCCCGTCCTGATACGGGACGGAGGGCAGATTGGTCATAGCCATCCCCTGCCCCCCCTTTTTATTCTTTTTCGTCGCCCGGAATCTCGGACACGTCTTCTTTTTCGGTTTCCTTCTTTGCTTTGGCCAGCGCGTTGTAACAGGACAGGATCATCTCCTGCGCCAGCGTGATCCGCGCCCGCGCCTGATAACCCCTCACGCTCATTTCCTCGAGCGCGTCCCATGCCCGCCTCAGCTCCTCAATGCTCTTTTCGTAGTCCATGTTCTCTCCTCTCATGTCGCAAGGATCCTCTGCCCTCCGTAGTAGATCCCGTCCGATGCGAAAATGTAGCAGTCCGCCGGATAGTTCTGATCCCCGGACACGTAGCTCACGTTGTTCGCCTGGATCCTCGTCGCCAGCAGCCCGTTGTTGATCACCACCTGGCTCGTCGCCTTCATGAACAGCTGCCATCCGGATTCCAGCGACATGGAATCCCCGGATATCAGTTTCAGGGCACAGAAATCACCGTCCACGGTCCTCGGCGTCTCGATGACAAAGGCGTATCGGTCTGCAGTCAGCGTGGTACCGGTTCTGTTGTCCAGCGTGTGGATCTGCGCGAACGTGTTCCCGTTCGCAGACGTGTACGTCAGGTAGCTCACGGAATCGCCGTCCGCGTCCGCCTTCAGTTCCACGTTGTCCCCGTTGATCACGCTCGATCCGGCGGTCTCCAGCGAGTTGAACGTCACATACCCCGTGATGTTGATCCCCTGCGCCACGAGATCGATCGCCTCCGACGTCAGCGTCATGTTCGACGCGCTCGTTCCGCTTGCCACGATCCAGTCGATCTTGTCCGCCGTCTGCTGCGCCACGGTGATGTTCCCTTCCGCGTCCGTCACCCGCGTCGTCAGCGAAGATGCCGTCTGCTCGATGGTCGACCCGCTCCCATCGAAATCGTTCAGCCGCGTCGTGATGCCCGATGCTGTCGCCTCAATGGTCGCCACTTTCCCCGTGGGATCGTACATATCCAGACTCAGCCCCGCCGCTGTCAGCTCCAGCTGCGAAACCTTCCCGTCGGATCCGTACATGTCGGCGTACAGTCCCTCGGCTGTCTGCTGCAGCGAGGAAATGTTGCCCTGCATGTCTGAGACCACGCTCATGATCGGCCCGCTGATGTCTTCCTCGATGTCCTTCAGATCGGTCTCGTTGAAGTTGTCCTTCCCGAGATTATAGAGGGCATACTTTAGCTGCTCCAGCAGCATGTACAGGTAATTCTCGATCCGGTTTAACCGTTCCTCCTGCGGGATGTCCGAGGTCAGCCGCGGGAATCCGGCGTCCGCGCTCAGAAAACTCGTCGGCATCCGGGACCTCCTTTATCCTTCCGGATCATCAAGGTCTTCCCTGTAATCCTTGTAATCGCTCACCGTCGGCACCACGGCCTTCGGCACCTCCGGCAGACCCGCCAGCGCGATCAGGATCGCCGTCACCGCGCCCATCAGTCCGGCAGAAAGAGCAGCCAGCCAGTTCACGTCCCCGAGCACCAGCGCGCCCGTCCCGATGTACGCGAGCATCGCCTCCGCGAACGTCCGCACCGCGCGGATCAGCGCCGCGCGCACCCACTTGTTGATGTCGATTTTCATGTTTCCCCCTCACTTTCCGTCCGTTTCGATCCGGTCCATCCTCTTGTTGATGTTCTCGATATCCCGCTCGACCACCGGCATCCGCCGCGCGAAATTGTTATGCTCCCTCACCTCGCGTGTCAGCTCTTCGATCTTCGTGTTTACCACTGCCTGGTAGGTGTCGATCTTCGCCTCCAGCTTCTGGTCCGAAATCTCCGACTGCCGCTTCAGCTCGTTCAGAATGTCCTGGTTTCCCTTTTTCACCGTCGCCACCACCGTGATGATGGTCCCGATCAGGGCGAGCCCCGCCGCCCCGATCGCTCCTATCGCTGCCCACATGATGTCCTTCCTCCTTTTTTTGAATAATCAAATGTGATAGAACAGCGACTTTCCGTCGTTTCCGACAACATTGTTTTGTGATGTTGCGGACTCTTCAAAAACCCCGTAATTCACCGACTTCCATGAAACAACAGCGGGAACAAGTTCCGGCGACGTTATTGCCGGAGGCGTAACTTCAAAGTGGAATTCATACCATATCTCATTCCCGTCTTCAACCTCGGTGACAGTATAGTCATATACATTGGCACTGTACCCGTTTATGGACCCGAGATCGTTGATGTCATTACCGAACGACACTGCATACGGGACGAACTCCGTAGTTTTTCTGCGAATGGTGAATTCGTGGTTCCCGTTTGTCAGCTTCGACAGGTATTTGTAACCACCGCTTGATGTGTTTACAGTTCTTCCGGACGGTATGTACGTTTTTGTCGGCCCGTACTTGAAGAATCTGCTCAGCCTTCCATACTCCAGTGCATTTCCGTTCGACATTGCCGCCATGACCGCAGTGAATTTAGCTTCATCGTCTGCATCGAACCTTGCCTTAACATAGCGCGTGCCGGCTTTGATGGTCACCGTGCTCCCGGCCGCGGCATTCCATGTCACGACTTCGTCTGCCGCCTGCGTTTGAATCTCTAATGGTTCTCCATAGATAACCCCGTTTCTCCTGACAACAACGTGGGTGATTCTCGGCAATGTTGTTTCTCTGGTGTCCTCGGCAGCGTCCATTGTTACAATCAGACGCACTTCATCGGACTTCTGTCTGATAAAGTTGCCCTGTATCGGAAGAACAGGGTAATTCCCTATAGGCCCATAATATCCGTCTGCAGCAAGAGCGCTGTAATCGGTATACTCATACGGCACATCAGCAATATATGCATACCGGCACAGAGAGAACCCGCTCGCTCTATCTAGAAATTCGGTTTTTTTATACATTACTCTCCGGCACAGCCCGCCGTATTTGCCCCAGAGATCATTCCAGTTTTCCAATCCCCCCGACGTCGCTTCCGAAATTTCAACATCGGTCACATGTCCGTCTTCGTCTTTGATGATATCTGTAATAATCGTTACGTGTGTCGGCGTGTACATAATATCGCCGAGTTTAATGCTGTCAATGTTGCTCCCCGTAATCGCCCCGATTTCCGAAATCCCGTTTACATGCAGAAATGAATTCGATTTTGTAACCGGCCGATTGATCGCATACGATACCAGCACCGCGCAGACAACACCGTAAAATGTAGAGTCGGCATAATCGGATGACCCTGATCCCGGAACAAAGGTTGCCAGATGCGTTTTATCACTCCAGAGCGATGTCATAAACGCGGCGAACGGCCAAGTGCTCCCGATCCAGCGATGCTCCGAATACGGCAGACCCGTGTATTCAGTCCCGGCTTTGAATCCTCCGTACAATCGAAACGTGTGCCCCGAAGGGCCGTATGATCCGAAATATCGATGCGGTATGTCAAACTTTGGCGTCCATTTAATGTCGGTCATCTGCCGTGCGCGTTTGATGGCATTCAGCACACCGATATTGTCCGGAACCGTATGCAGGCCAAGTCTTTCCGCTTCTTTGGCAATACCGCTCGTCAGATTTGAAATAGCATCCCCTACAGCTTTTGCGTCTGCCGCCGAGCCGACTATTGAAAGGCTATTATCGGTCAGCACATAAAACTTGATAGCGTCTTTGATCGCATTTACTTGCTCGTCCGTAAATACAGGACGGTTGGCATCACCGTTTCCGATCCCCCTGAACCCAAGGCTGAATCGGGTATCTGTGGAATTTTTCGGGATAAAAATGGCTTCAGTTCCCGAAATGTACGCACTTCTCGAATTTGAGTGCGTTGCATCGTCGGCTGTGGGGCCGCTATAGCTGAAACAAGTCCATTGCACCCAATCCAAGCCGAGGGTAACAAGCAGTGCTTTGTTCCCAATCTCCAAAAATGGACGAGAACTTCCTGCGCCAGCCTGCGTTCTGTAATATTTTCCGTATACCGATGAGCTTGTCGATGTTGCGGACGAATTTCCGGTTGTCTGATTTACATACCCTTTATCAAGATATATTTTCCCATTTGAATCAACGGACATATTGGACGGTGTATACGGAACCTTAAACAGTGTCCTGTCAAGTTCCGCAACAGCATTCGTTAAAACAGTGATTTTGTCCCCGGCAGCCTTCGCGTCCGCCGCGGCATCCGCTACGGACAGGGACGCATCGATGACGACCGGAGGATCTGCCGGCGTAATGTTTTGGTCCAGCCAACCCGTCACGATGTCCGGCGTGGCAGCCACCGCCGCAGTCGTCGCGCTCTGTACCGCGCTGTTCGCCGCGCTGGCCGCCGTGACCGCCTGCCTGTATGCCTCCGCCGCGGTATCCGAAGCCGCGTCCGCCGTTTCCACCGCGTCTTCCGCCGTTTCCACCGCGTCCTGTGCCGCGCCGACTGCCGCTCTTGCCGATTCCGCAGCCTGGCGCGCCGCCTCCATGGCCTCCACTACGGGCAGCTGCGCGTTGTACGCCGCGCTCTCCGCCGCCGATTCCGCGCTGGCTGCCGCAGCCTGTTCGGATCTCGATGCCCTCTCCGCCGCGAGGAACGATTCCTCCGATACCACTCCGGGCAGATCGTGCCAGATCCCCGTGTCCGGATCTTTTACCCGGACCACCTTCGTCTTTATTTTCGGCATATTTCCTCCTTACTGGACCTTCGCCACGATGGGCCAGACTTTGTACGAATTGAGAAAATTCACGCGGCCCGTCGAATTGAGCTGACAGGCGGTCTCTCCGTATTTGGTCATCGTGAAGTCAAATTCGGTCCCTCCGGCCAAAATACCGCCTATGGCCTCAGTACACACCCCGATCCATCCGTTGCCGCTCGGAAGCAGTACCATCATGTCCGCGTAATAATCCGTCCATTCTATGGCTCCCGTATTGTTCGCCATGTACAGCCCGATCAATGTTTCACCAGGAGATACATTCAGCCCGCTGATCGCCAGCACTTTCGTGGATGTCCGGCTGACCGTCACGTAGTTTCCCATCTTCACATCGACCGACGGCGTCCCTCCTCCGGATCCGGAATAGTTCCCCGTTACCCCGAAGATCGTCACTCCTTCTTTGATGTTCCCCGGAGCGAGATACGGGCTACCCTTGATCGTCTGATCCCCCGTCAGGATCTTCCCGGACGCGATCACCTGGTCGCTCGTCGTGGGCGTGTAGGTCTGAGCGGACTTCTCCTGCAGGGATCCCGTGACCTTCACCCCGTTCACATACGCTGTTTTGCCCGTCCGGATGTCCCCGGCAGCGGCCGTCGCGTCCCCGGTGTTCGTGCCGGCGTACGTGCCCTCTACACCGAAGATCGTCACCCCTGCTTTGATGTTCGCCGCCGTGAGGTCCGCGTCCCCGAGGATCGTCTGATTCCCCGTCAGGATCTTCCCGGACGCGATCACCTGGTTGCTGGTCGAAGGCGTGTAGGTCTGTGCGGACTTCTCCTGCAGGGATCCCGTGACCTTCACCCCGTTCACATACGCCGTTTTGCCCGTCCGGATGTCCCCCGCCGCAGCCGTCGCGTCAGATGTGTCCGTGCCGGCCGGCACCGCGACCTTCACCGCCGCGTACGTCGTGACGTCAATGTTGTCTCCGTTTTCCGTGATTTCTTTTTTCCCGGTCGGAGTAATTCCCCCGGAGCCGGTCTCGATGGCATCCACCGCCTGCTTGATCTCTACAGGAAAGGCCAGAAGCCCCGTGCCCCCGGTTTTCAGCCGGATCGAGTCGCAGATCAGCTCCAGTCCGTCATCGAGAAAGTCCTTGTCCACAAGTACCTTCGCCATATTGTCATCCTTTCTGATAAACCAGCTTCACGATCTTTCCGGAGTCCGCCCAGATCCGGTTCTCTCCCTCAAGCAGCGTGACCATCTCCGATCCCGTGCGGATCACTTCCGGCTCCGCCAGCGCGTATACCACCTGCGCTCCCGTCGAAGGGCTCGTCCCCGCCGCGTATTCGTCCCGGTCGGAGATCCATTCCCCCGGGAGCGTCTCCCCGGCATAGGAGTCGATCACCCTGTGCGTCAGCGTCAGCACGCCCGCCCCGACGTTCAGTGTCCCGCCGTATACGATTCCCGTCTCCGGCCAGTCCGCACTCCAGGTGCGCTCAGACGCCATCATGAAGTCCTCCGCCGTGAAGCCCGACGGCTCGGACGCGCGGATGTACGCCGCCCCTTCCGTAAAGATCCTGGCCGCAAACCGTACGTTTGAATCCTCGATCACCTCGAAGTCCGCCCTTCCGATCTTCACCTTATCCGCGTCGTACAAGACGAATTGATGGTATATATGCAGAATCGGCTCGTCCGGATCGTATCCCCGGTACTGCTCGCAGAGCATGGTCTCCGCGCCGTTCACCTCGAAATAGTCCGTGATCATTTTTCCTTCCGTGACCACCGGATCCCCGTCCGGGTCGAATGCGTATCCGTCCGTCGCGCCTTCGGCCGTGAATACGTTCTCCCCCGCGCGGTATATGACCGCTCTGGTTTTTCCGAAGATGGGCCGGATGTTTTCGGAAGACGGCGTCCCCCATCCGCTCTGCGCGTATTCGATCGAGATCTTAAGCTCCCTCGCCGGCGCGGCCGCCGCATCCGTGATGTGGACGTCATCCGTGTCCTCCACCGTCCGCGTCACGCTGAGGCCTCCCGCAGTCCACTCGCCGTTGCGCACAACGAGGATCTTCCCGTTGTCCGCGGATGTCACGTTGGCCAGCACGTCCGGGAGGGGAGGCAGCTGTGCCTCCGTGCCGTACGCTTCTCCCTCGCACGTCAGCCGCAGTGTCTGCCCGATCGCCGCCAGACCGTCCGGGATGGATACGAGCCTGTCCGCCATCCGGAATTCGTTGTGCTCCGTATAATAAACGTATTCGTCCCCGCTCGGGCGCATGTATGCCTGCCATTCTTCCCCGATTTCAGCTTCCGGCTCTTCGGTTACCAGTACCATCGGCTGTTCATCGGTTCCGTCCTTCCCGCGCAGCGCTTCCCGGAATTCTCTCTCCGTACCCGTGTATCCGTGCTTCCGCGCGATTCCGTATGCGGAGACGAACCACGGCGGGAACTCGTCGCACTGCCCGGGCCTGAGCCCCCGGCGCCTGTTCTCATCCATCATCAGTAGTTACCCCCGGTCCATTCTTCCAGCGGAGTCTTCGTCCAGACGCCGTTCACCACCATCAGGGTGTCCCCGTTGTCCGCTTCCGTTACGTCCGGCAGACCGATTTGGACGTTCACGCCCGCCCCGATCTGTTCGCTCCCGTCGAGCAGGAAGAGCGCCCCGTTCGCGTATCCGATCCCATCCGGCACCGCGACCTCTCCGTCGTCGTAGTTCCCTCGCAGAATCCACAATCTGCGTGTGCCGTCCGGCCAGTTCGATAGATCGTCCGAGATCCACACGCCCGAACTTCCGTCCTCGCCGTGCAGGGATCTGAGCCATTCCTCCTCCGTCCCCCGGAATCCGTGCTTCACGGCTACCGTGTACGCGGAGAGATACGCGCCCGTCTTCGATACGTCCCGATCCGCCGGCCGGAAGTTTCGTGAAAACCATCTCAGATACTCTCCCCAGTAGCCGTTGAACATCCGGAGACTGTTTTCATACTTGTTGTACTCCCCGTTTGCAAAGTCGATCTGCGCGACCAGCCAGCTCCAGTAGATCTTGTCATGCGGAGGACGCACCAGCAGCACCGTCTCCGCCCCGTCATAGGCGAGCGTCCAGTCCGCCGTATCCTCCTCGTGTCCCGTCGCAGGCAGATTCCCGTCAATCCGGATCCCGCATCCGTCCGGCGAGATCGCTGTGATGCGGTATTTCGTGCTCCCGCTGTTTTCCGCGTAGATCGATCCCGCGCCGGTCGACAGATTGATCAGACCCCCGACCGGGAATTCGTCCGGGATCGGTGATTTCAGCCGGATCAGATCCGCCTCAGGGAAGCAGATCCCCTCCGCTGTGTAAGATGCGGAGAGCGCGTATGGGCGGAACTCCGACGCGTCGATCTGGAAGACCTCGGTGCATACCATACCCTCCAGCTCGGAAATCCATCGCGTCTTGTCCTCGTCCGTGAATGCGTTCGGTTTGATCCGGTCCGCATACGCGATGCAGTCCGTCAGTTTCATGTTCCCCTCCATACTCCTTCAGCCGAGCCCCCTTTCGGAAGCCCGGCTGTCGGTTGTTCGGTTCAGGTGTCCGAGCCCGTGATGAGCTGGGAGACCAGTTTGTTGTGCTTGGTTTTGAGCTCTTTAATGAGCGTAACCACCGCATCGAACTCCGCTTTGGTCGGAGCCGTGGAGGCGGCCGCCGTCGGGTCCGTGCTCGTCGCCGTGTACGTGGACGACGTCAGACCGATTTTGACCTCGGGGACCTTCAGCTCGCCGGTCACCTCGAGATTCGTGAGCCTCGTGTAGTCGGGCATGTCCCTACCTCCTCTGATTATTCGGAGATCAGCTGGGTGCCGTCGGTCACGCCGCCGCAAGAGAACGCGCGGAAATCGAAGAACCCGGCGATGAAGCGGCTGTAGCCGTGCCATACGTTCGCGTCGTTGCCGTCGTCGATCAGGGACTTGACGTCGAGACCGGTGCGGTCGAACCACGCGGCACCGCCGTTGTCCGCGTTGTACTTGGAATCCATCAGCACCCAGGGAGAGGTCCCGGAGGTGATGCAGGGATTGAGGTACGGCCAGACAATGACGTTCCAGCGGCCGAAGTTGTAGTTGAACCCGTTGTTCGCTGTGGCGGGATCCTTGTCGGCGCCGATCGCCGCGAAGACCGCCTTCTTGAGGGTGTAGAGGTTCGGGATGATGATGGTGTCCGGCGCGATGTCCAGGATGTTGCCGTTGTCGTCCACGAAGTTCTGCATGCGCTCCTCAGCCGCCATCAGCGCGTCGTTGGAGAACGCGTCAGAGAACAGGTTCGACTGGTTCGATCCCTTGACCTTCGGAGGATGGGACGTGGAGAAGAGGCAGACGCCGTCCGCCGTCTTCGTGTCGAACTTCTTGCCCCTCCAGGTCAGCGTGGTCTGCTTCTTGATCGCGTTGCCGAGCAGAGCCGCCGCGTACTGCTCGCGGGTCCGGTAGTAACCGGTGACGAACGCCTGCGGCTGCTTCTTGAGATCCATCAGCTTCGCGTCCTCCACCATCTCGCGGGAGATGGAGAAAGAGTTTTTCCAGGTCATGTGCTCGAAGGTCTTGTCGTAGCCCTCGCGCATGCCGTCAACGGGATACGCGCCGTTCTCGCCGACGGGCTGGAAGCCCTCCATGCTCGTCATGCCGGTCATCTTTTCGGCCCAGTGATCGCTCTTCTGGACCGGGAAGATCTCCTTCGCGATCGAAGCCTGCTCAAAGGCCTCGCCCTTCTTCTCGATAAACATCCGGATGGGCGCCTGGCTCTTGCCGTAGATGGAATCCTGCAGGCCGGAGCCTTCGGTAAAAGTGATATTTGCCATTTTCGTTATCCCCCTCTCTCACGTATTAGGAAAATCTCACGCGGCACATGTCGCCGGAGCTGGAGCCGTCTTTGTATACGACTTCCGCCACGCCGGACGATTCCGTCGCCGTCACCTGCAGGCCGGAGCTGGCGTGCAGCGTCACCTTTTCTCCGATCGTCACGCCGCTCGCGGAAGCGGAAAAGGTGGTCTCGAAGATCATGTCGGGGTCGATGCGGAAGACGGGGATGATGTCGCCCGCCGTGCAGGCCGCGGTCTTTTCCACCATCGAAATGTAGGTGGGCTTGGTGGTTCCGGTGGCGATCGCCAGATTGCCGGAAGACTGCGTCAGCGCCATGCCGACTTTCGGCGTGATCGCGCTGCAGGGAAGATATTCGATGGACGGGACCCGCCCGTCATCGGTGCTGTAAAGCAGAAATGCCATGTTATTTTCCTCCTGTTTTCACTTCTTCTGATAGCGTGCCCAGTGTGCGCGGATCTCTTCCATCGTCGCGTCGGGGTTGAACGCCCTGTACTCCGCAACGACGTCCGCGGGGACCTGTACGGCGCCCGCTCCGCGTGTCGTGGTCCGGTCGAGATGGGCCTTGGAATTCACCTGGTTCAGCGCGGCCTGCTTGGCCTGTTCGCGCGTCTGCGCCTGCTGCTTGTCCAGGTTCACGAGCCGGAAGGCGTCGGTGAGCGTGTTCCCGCGCTTCACGAGCTCATAGAAGCGCTGGTAGTTCTCCATTTTCGGCAGATCTGCCAGAGACTGGATCGACGGATCGATCTCCCGGATCTCGGCGATCTGGCGGTCGATTTCCTGCTTCGCCCGCTCCGCCGCCACGGCCTTCTGCGCCGCTTCCGCCTGCTCCGCCTTCGCGCGAGCCTCCTTCACTTCCGGAAGCTCGTCCACAAACTTCTGGAATTCCGCGTCGTCCATGCCCGCCTTTTTCGCAAACTGGGCCTTCTTCTCGACCTCGTACCTCTGACGGTATTCGTCGAGGTCCGTCTTGTTCACAATGGGCTTTTTCGTGTATGGGTTGACCATGCCGAGCGCTTTGATGGACTCGTCCAGCTCCGCCTGCATCTGCGCGCGGGTCTCTTCCCTCGCCTTCTGCACCGCGAGATCCCTCTCCGCTTCGGCTTTTCTTCTCGCCGCAGCGTACTTCGAGTTCTCTTCAGCGGACTGTCCCGCACCCTGACCGGTTTTCTCCCCGGCCTCTCCCTCTCCGGATGCGTCCTCGCTCTCGGTTTCCGTGTCCTGTTCCTCCGCGGTCTCAGCCGCTTCGGTCGTTTCGGTATCGTCAGATCCGGCAGGTTCGGCGGCTTCCTGCCCGTTTCCGCCTGCGCTCTCCACTTCGAACAGAGCGCCGTAATCTATCTCTCCCATGGTATCTCCTTTGGATTTTTACGCTGTTCCTGCGAAAATGTGCGGCAGATTATCCCTTCTCGTTTTCACGCCGCAGGCCCATCGGCTCTCAGTGGCTTATTGGGAAATGGGCTGAAAGTATGGATTTTTGCGCTGTCCCTGCGAATTCCCAGCCAGTCTGGGATTCCGGTTTACTTTCCGGTCTTGCCGTTCCGGAGGTCGTTTCCCGTCTTCACGGTGCTCTTGCCCTTCTTCTGGCCGCCCGCGTACGGACCCTTCACGTTCTGTACGCCAGTGTTCTTGATCTTGCCTGCGTATCCCTTCTCTGCCATCGTTCCGTCCTCCTTCCTTGGAATCTCTATCGACACCGGACTGATGCCCGGACTGTCGGCTCATTGCTCACGCCGAATACAAAATATAGTATGAGTAATCCGTACTCTGAAGCAATCCGTAACCTGCCGTGTTCACGTACACCTTCATGGCCTTGTCACCGGTGAATTTTACGCAGTTGAGGGCAGAATTCGACGGATTCGATGATGTGAATGTGTTATTGGTTACGGATCCTGTTCTGGCATATGAATCCTTGTTGGAAGCTGAGTTTTTGTACATAACGAGAATCCCGCCGTAATTCGCTGAACCGCTCGTCTCATACGTCGGCGTACTGCTCATGTAGCTCTTTGTCATAGTCCAGGCTCCGACAGTATATTGCTGCACAGCCTCCTTCCACGTTGTGTTTCCGTAGGTTCCGCCTTTTGCCACGACAACAGCCATGATCGGATATCCGGATCCGCTGTACGGGATGGTGATGCTTTGTACCCCGGTTGTGGAATTCGTCGTAAATTCCCCTTGCACGAATGTGTTGGGAAATGTCCCGGTGACCTTTTCCCCGTCCGCTTTATAAAACGTCTTCCCGCTCACGACATCCGCCGCGACCGCCGTCGTATCGGAGATGTCCATGATCACGGTTCCGTCTGCCTGTACTACCTTGTTAACATAAGGATTCGGCATGATGCCACCCCCTTATGCGTCCGGATCGACGGTTCCGATGGTGACGGTCACTCCGCCCTGCGCGTTGTCGGATCGCGCGATGCTGATCGCCGCCACGTTTGCCTGGCTGATGTAGTCGTATCCGCTCGGCGGCAGCACGGTCTGCGCTGTCAGATATGGCGTGATGCTTACGGAAGTTACGTCCACGGATTCTCCGCTGTAGCTCCCGGTCACCCCGAGGATCTCGATCCCCGATTTGATGTTGCTCGCAATGATCTTCGCCTGCTCCGTGGATGAAATGCCCACGGATCCCGTGCCGTCGTGGTACCCGGCGGGGACGGTGTAGGTCCCGGCCTTCGTGGAGATCGTCCCGGTGACCGATCCGTTGTTGGTCATCTGCCCGGTGATCTTGTTTTTGTTGACGTACGCGGTTTTTCCGTAGAGGATTTCGCTCGCCGCGGCGTTCGCGTCCGTCGTGTCGGAATCCTTCGTGCTCGATCCCTCCACGCGCTGACCGGTCACCAGGTGGAAGTATTTACCGGACGCAACATCCGCTGCCACCGCCGTGTCGCTCGTCAGATCGATCAGCGTGGTGCCGTCCGCGAGCGCGACTTTGTTGACATACTCGTTTGGCATGTTGTTTCTCCTTTACCCGATAATGACGGTCTGCCCGCCGCATAAATTGCTCGTCTTGACGACCCGGACCTTCTGCACCGTCATGTCGCCGCCCATCAGCTTTCCTTCCGTGGGCAAGGTCACGTCCGACGACAGCGAGGACCTCACGGCGTACGGCCCTTCGTATATCTCGTAGTCGCTGACTGCCACTACCGTGCGGAAGGTGGAAGAAAAACGGTCGATTTCGTCCGCAAGCGAAGCCTTAAAACTGCCCGTCTGCCGGAACGAAGCGTTGAATATCGCCATCAGATCACCTCGTCCTTCAAGATCTCCTCCGCCGTCGTGTAGATCATTTCTGAGGCCGGCGCGGAGCCGTTCGCGAACTTCGCCCGGATCTGGATCCGTACGTCCCCCGACCGGAATCTTAACGTCTCCCCCTGCGTCAGCGTCGTCGTCAAAGTCTTCTCGTGCGTCTCCGCGTCCTCCGCCACCGTGATGTCGGAGATGTCCTTCTCGACCAGGTTTCTCCCGTTCTGCTCGTACGTGATGTAAATGGCCACCGCAGTGCTCAAATCGACGTCCACCGTGAAAATGTGCGTCGGAGTCGTTCCCCTGATCATGCTCCGCCTCCCGTCATCATCTGCCGCGCCTGCTTCACGGCGTCCTTCGCCGCGTTCTCCCGCGCCTTGCGGTCGATCGAGTCGAGCGCCTGCTGGTTCGCTCTCCTCTGCTCCGCCGCCGTCCTGGCCGCGTCCTGACGAGCCTGCGCCTGCGCCCGCATCGCCATCTGCTGCTGCATCTGCATCTGCTGCGCCTGCATCGCCTGCTGCTGCTTCAGCTGATCCTCGAGGTACATCCTCGTCTGCCCGGCGTCCGGATAGTGTAAAAGCTCCATCTTCCGCCAGAAAAGGATCAGCGTCGAGAGCTGCTGCGGATCTCCGAAGGCTCCGGTCTGTAAGTTCAGCCTCGTCTCCTGCCACATCGCGTCCCGGTTCTGCGCCAGCGGCGTCGAGGTGTCAACCGAGAAGAGGAACGCGTCGTTCCAGTACCATTCGCCCGTCTCGTCCTGTTCGAGGAAATCATAGCGATTGAATGTCTCGTACCGGATCTGTCCGTTCGGGTCCTCCCTCCGGATCGGGATCGGTTCGTCCGTGTAGGCCAGACGGAACTTGAACATCGCCTCGAACAGCGCCGCCCATGCAGCATCCCGCATCGTCCGCTTCGATTCCAGCCGCCCCGCGGTCTGCGCCGCCGCGAACTCTTTGGCCTTGCCGGTCGTCGCCGTCGTGTCCTTGCGGCCCTGGAAACTGTCCGTGATCCCGATCACCTGCCGGGCCTCTTCGTAGATCTGCCCGAGATAGGCCATGTCCTGCTGGATGTTGCCTTCCATGTCGTATGTCTTGATCATCGTCGCCTTGTCCGGCGTCGGCACCCGGATCACCTTGCACTGCTCCGTGTCCACCTTGATCGAAGGATCCTCCGGCAGCACCATGTATCCGCCGCTCTGCACCAGCTTGTCAATGATCTCCTGCTCGATCCGGTTCGTCGTGTTCTGCTGGTCCTTGATCGCGTCAAGATCGCTCGACCCCAGCAGCTGCCCAAAAACGGAGACGTTTTTTTGTAAGATCACCGGGAACAGATCCGGCTTGTAATACGGGATCACCGTCGGCTGCATCGCGGGAGAGGCGATCTGCGGGTACATCCCGCCGGCCAGATTTCCGAGCAGTACGCTCCCCTCCGGCTCCGGACCGGAAGCGGCCCCCGGGATCGGAGGCTTTCCGTGCCCCCGCTCGATCGGCTGCCAGATCTCCTCCACGTCCTCCGCCTCGGATTTGATCTTGTGGCTCCCGCAGTCCCGGCACGTTTTCTTCCCGTCCTCGAAGACGATGTCCGTCGATCCGCAGTCCTGGCACGTGTCGATCCGGCGCGCCTGATAGTCGTCCAGATCCTCCAGCTCCACGTCGTTGACCCAGCAGTATTTGCCGATGCCGCCGCTCTCGTTGCGGTAATAGGCCGCGTATTCCGTCACCAGATCCTTGGCCGTCCCGGCGTCCACGCCTTTCGCTTCCGGCTCTGATTCTCCTTCCTCGCCCACGTCCACGCCGTATTTGCGCTTGATGTACTCTTTGGTCTGCGGCAGCTTCAGTATCACCCAGTCCATGTCCTCGATGCCGCTATAGATCCCCGGCTGAGGCACCAGCTGTTTCGGGTGGATAAAGGACACCCACAGCTCCCCGACCGAATAGTGCGTCCGGAGCGTGTTGTCCCATTCCAGCAGGAAGGCCGCGCCGCCCTGGATCGGCACGGTCCGCGCCATCATGTCGTTGATCTCCTCCATCGGCAGCCGGTCCAACTCGTTCCGGATCATGTCCTCCACGATTTTCGCGAGCGGCTGGTCCTCTTCCCGCCGGGCCGTCACCTTCGGCTGCGGGATCGAAGAATCCACCTGGCTCTCGATCAGCTCCATGCAGAGGTTGCGCACGTGAACGGTCTCCCCGTCCTTGTCGTCCCGCGTCAGGCCCTTCGTATCCCTGCGGCCCTTGTACATCCGCTCCCGGTCGTCGAACCGCGCGGATTCCGCCGAAAATTCCGATTCCGCCTGCCCGAGCCGGCCCTTCCAGAGCTCCAGTTTCTCTTTATCTGCCATACGTCCTCCCGTTTACTTCGGCCTGCCCCACTTCTCGATCATATATGCCCGTTCTGCGGGACTTGCCCGCCTGTAGTCCTCTTTCATGCTCTGCGACCACTCGACAGCCGGCGCGAGCTCCACCTCCGCCAGATAACTCTGGAACGGCCGCACATGATGCGCGATCGCCAGCGACATCACGCAGTCGTCATGAGCCCCGAGCTCCGCCTCCGGCCGGTAATCCTCGTTCCGCACGAACGTCAGCATCTCGCTCAGCGTGTCCGCGTCCACGATCAGATCGATGTCGTCCCGCGCCGCCTTGATCAGCTCCGCGATGATCACCGGCCTCGTCTTCAGATCGGTCCGGAAACCGTACGCCCTCCGCGGCTGGTGCGTGTAGTCGTCCATCGTCTCGCGCACGTACTGGTTCTTATACCGCAGCCGCTCCAGCTCCATCACCGGATACGTCGAGAGGTTGGTCTCCACGGCGATCAGCGCCGTGTTATAAAAGATCCCCAGCGCGTAAAGCTGGTGCGCGAACAGGTCCTCGTCCGCGTGCGTCCGCATCACGCAGACCTGCTCGCCCGTGCGGTTGTCCAGTACCTGCGCGACAAACCAGTCAGATCCGTCCCCCGCCGTGTCCGCGCCGATCACGTACGGCACGCCTTTCTCCGGCTCTTTGTAGACCTTCACGAAGCCGTCCTTCGCATCCTCGAACCGGATGGAGTCGATCTTCAGCCCGTCGTAGTCGAACGCGAAGATCCCTCTCCGCACCGGCTGGATGTTCTCGAGCAGTCTGTTCGTAACCGCCTGCCCGTCGAAAACCGTCTTCCCGGTCACGCCCCACATGCCGAGACAGTATACCTGGTAGTAGTATTCGTCGATGTCTTTGAAGCTCTCCAGCACCCGGATGGCTTCCTCGTCGAGGAACCGGTTGTCCTTGTACGTCGATTCGTGAATCCGCGCCCGATCATCTGTTCTGTCAAAGAACCGCTTCTTCAGCCAGTGCGTGACGGAGACCGGGTTGAACGTGATGATGATCTGCTTATAATAGCGCGTCTCGCCGCGGAGACGGATGTCCAGCTGGTTGAAGTCACTCTCCAAGAGCTCCGATGCCTCTTCGATCCACTCTCCCGTGATGTTGTAAATCGACTTCAGTTTTTCCACGTCGTCCAGCCCGGAGAAGATGATCTCGCTCCCGTTTGGGAACCGGATCTCCATGTCCGTCTTGTTGATCTTCACCCGCATGTCCGGATAGTATTCGGAGATCTGCGCGCAGAGCTGCTTGAAGCAGGACCCGCGGATCGTCTTTCCGACCTTCCGCACCACGAGCATCCGGTGTCCCGGCTCGCTCGTCACCCGCTCTAAGATCTTCTGGCCGGCGAAAATGCTCTTGCCCGATCCGCCCCCGCCTTTTAATACGAGGTATCGGTGATGGTCTCCGAGAAGCGGCCAGAACGCCGTGTTCACCCGCGCCTTCAGATCCCGGTACCATGCGGCCAGATCCAGCGCCGCAGCCAGCTTATTCGACTTCGCCGCCGTCGCCATTGTCTTCGGTCTCCGTGATTTCGGCAGCCGCCTCCCGGATCAGCGCGAACTTTTCGTCCAGCGTCAGGTTCTGCGCCACTACCTTCCGCGTCTCCTCGCCGAGCTCTACCCGCTGGCTGTGCTCGTGCCGCTCGCTCCAGCCGTAGTTGTTCTGCAGGTTGAAGATGATCCCCTGCAGGCTTTTTTCCCTCGTCAGGAGCTGCTCTTCGAGATATGCCTCGATTCGCAGCCTCGCGTCGTCGCAGACCTTCGAGTGCGCGCTCGGCTTGTCCGGTTTTCCCCCGTTCTTCAGCGGATCCGCATAGTTCTGCCAGGTCTTCCGATCGATCCCCAGCTCCAGGCACAGCCCGGACACCGTCGGCGGGATCACATATGCCTTCCGGACCACCGGATTGCCGTCCATGTCCAGGATGTTTTCCCCCATCGGATCCATCATCGGTACCAGCGTAGTGATCTTGTCAAACCAGCGCTTTACCGCATCCCGGAACTGCTTTGCCGTGTATTTTCTCGGTCTTCCCGCCGGCATCTTATCACCCCCGGCTATATTGAATCGTGCGCACGCACACACCCGCGCGCCCGCGCTTGTCGTGGGGAAAAATTCCCTCCCATCCCCCGCGGGCTGTTCTCCTCCCGCACGCCGCACCAATCTGTTGTTCGTCACATAATAGCATAAAAAATACCTCTGTGACTGAAGTGTTTTACACCCATCACAGAGGCAAAAATCCGTTCCCTGCTTTATTCCCTGTATCTCCACCATAACGCCCTCGCCCGCGCGAGCCATGCGTATACCTGCCGCTCCGACACATAAGTCTCTAACGCCACCCGCCGTACCCTGAGCGTCACCTCCATCTTCCGCAGTTTCCTTTGCGGCTCCTGCATGTAAACTTCTTCCACCGCCCTCCGGATCTCGGCAAAAGCCGCGTTGTCCCTCCCGATCCTGCGCCCGAGCACGTCGAAAACAGCCGCGCACGCCCGGAAATCTTTTTCCGTGTCGTCCCCGGTCTCCCGTATTTTGTCGCCCACAGGACATCCGGCCCGCGCCCATCGTCGGAATGCTTCCGTCACCCGGGCCCTGTCCCTCCTGTTCTCACCCAACGGACCTCACCCCTTTCCGATCCTTTCGTGCGTACGGCGCCAGATCGGGCGAATCCGGCCGGTATAGCATGAAACTCAGCTCCCACCCGTGCGTCACCGGATTCTGCCGGATCTCCGGATATTCCGCCAGCCAGTATTTTGGATACCGGTCCGCGAAAATTTTGTGCGGATTCCCGGCGTCCGCGATCTCCTCCAGCGCCGCCTTCGAGTACCGCGTCATGTTGGACTTTTCCACAGGTTTTTCCAGATTCCGGGATCCGCTCCACCGCCGCTCGCCCTTCCTCCGCACGTGCGCCGCGTCCGTCTTCCCGCGCTTCCTCTGCCCGCCGATGTACGCCGAAAGATCCGCGATGCCGGTCTCCGTAAACTCCAGCCTGTCGCAGTTCGCCCGTCCCATCTTCCAGCACCTCTCGATCTCCTCCCGCGGGATCCCTCCCGAAAGGATCAGATGCAGATGCGGCCGTCCCTTCCCGGACCACGACCGCACGATGATGTATTTTAATTCCGCCTGCCTGTTCCGGTACAGCCGCCTCAGCCTCGCCATGAAGTTCCGGATGTCCTTTTCGATCCCCTCCGCGTCCGCCGGCAGGTTCCCGTCCGTCCAGGTCATGTGCAGAGCATAGTCCCGGGAGGTGAAGTTCGCGTGCGCCACCGCCGAGAGCCAGATTTCCGCCCGCCGGTCGTTCAGCTTCTGCTGCACCTCGCTCGTCTCGCGGAATTTCCCCCGCCTCTTTCCGGCAGGCCTCCAGGTCGGATGGACCTCTCCGTAGATCCAGTCCCCGCACACCAGAATTTTCTCCCTGTATCTGCACTGCATTTTTCGTCCCCTTCCGACACGTTCGGACATCTCACTTGTTAAGACTGCTTACAAGGCCCGACCGGGAGGCTTGCGCAGTGCCTCCCGGCTTTCCTGTGGGGTACTATATATCAGAAGGGAAGCGGTTCGTCCCCCTCCGACATACCGCTCTCAATGCCCGCCCGCGCGTCGGATGTCGCGTAGACCTGCTCCGGCATTTTCTCTCCGGTCGTCCCGGCTCCGGCCATCGCCGGCGAGGACGGATCCACGGTCACGTCGGAGCTGTTCCGCCCGAACGGCGATTCGCGGAGGGCGTCCACGAAGAACGCCTCGTCCGCCACGATGTCCGTTGCGAACCGCTTCTGCCCCTGCTGGTCGGTCCAGGATCTGGTCTGAAGCGACCCAACCACGCAGATGGAGCTGGCCTTCCGGAAATACCGCGTGATGAACTCCGCCGTCGCCCTCCAGGCCGTGACGGTTAAGAAGTCCGCGGCCTCCTTCGCGCTCCGCCGGTTCACCGCCACCGTGAAGGTGGTCACCGACACCCCGGACGGCGTGGTTTTCAGCTCCGGATCCGCCGTCAGCCGCCCGCCGAGGATGACTTTGTTGAAATTGAAGTTTGCCATATCCTCACTTCTCCTCGCCTCTGTGGTTCTCGATCCGAAGCGCCAGGGCAACCATTGCTATGATGAAATCCTGAACTTCTTCCCCGGAAAGAGAAACCATTTTAAGCGTTATGATAGAACTGTCCGGATCCTCCTCGCTGGGAGCGAAATGCACCGCAATCCCCTTGTCCAGCTCAACCGAACTCCCGTCCGAATACTGAATGATGATCTTCTGCGCTTCCGCGTTTTTATCCATCGTCCTCCTCCTCCTTCCAGTTGTTCCAGTCTTTTATTGTCTTCTCCCGCAGGACTTTCTTCAACATATCCGGGCTTTGGGAACGCGCCAGCGCGTTAGCACTCTCCATGCGCTCCAATAGAGCGTTGCAGGACGTACACCACACGGCGACAACCCAAACCACCCCATACGTGCGGTCTGAATAACCCTCCCCGCTCTTCGCTTTCCCCCCGCAGAACGGGCATTCGTTCATGTTCTCCATCATGTCCCCCTGTCATAGTTCTTCACGTCCATCAGTTCCTCCGCCGTCGCTTCGCGTACCCTCTCCGGCGGCACCACCATCACCGACTGCGCGCCGTTCATCGCGAGCAGCTCCAGCATGTAGCTCTCCTCCGCCCGTCCCTTGGCCACGTCCTCGCGCAGGGCAAAATCCTTCCGGATCGATCCGATCCGCGCGTACAGCATCGGCCCGAGCATCGGGCTGTCGTAGATCACCGGCGTGTTGTTCCGCGCCGCCGTAACGGCCTCATTGATTGTCACCGACGTCCTCCTCTACCCACTTGTCATAATCCACACCGATGGCGCTCAGATCCCGCTTCACCGCGTAGAGATCCATCCGCGTGTACCCGTCCTTTGTCTTCCGCCCGAATACCGGCTCGTTCCGTCCGTACCGTAGGTTCCTCGTCCGGCTGCAGGATCCTCGCCCGGATAAAGAGCCACGTCAGGATCTCGGCGAAGGTCCCGAGGATCCGGTCGGCCCTCTCCCCGTCCGCGTCGATGCCCATCCAGACGCACGGCAGCGCGTCCACCTTACTCATCCACAGCCCCGCGGGCTTTCCTCTCCGGAGGATCCCTCCGGTCTGGTCATAGTGAATCTCCCGAATTCCCGTCATGATACCCGCTCCTTCCGGATCTCCTTCATGATCTCTTCCGGAATTTTCTTCTCTTCCGGTCCCATCCAGACGCATTCCGCGGATTCCGCCCGGTATTTCTTCGCCACGAGCTTCGCCATCTTCTTCGCGCAGCCCTCCGCGTTCCCCGGCCTCGTCGCGTGCACCACGATCAGCGGATCCTCCCCCGGGATCCGGAATAAAAACTTGTACTTGATCGGCTCGTTCATCGTTCCGATAAATGTCTCACAGCTCAACATTCTCTTCTCCTTTCGGCGGTTCGGGGAGCATCTTTGCCCCGCAGTGCGGACAGTAATCCATGAAGCTGTCAGCCGCAAGCGCGTCACAGTATAGACAATGGGGATACTTTCCACTTAAATTCGTATAGACCAAAACCGTTCGCTTCTCTCCGGTCATTACATCTACACCCGTCTCTTTGAAAATATGGCCTTGTGTGCGATGTTTGTAAACCCTTCGTCCCGTCTTCCTCTTCGGCTCCACGTCGGCGGCGGGAACACCGGCTATGATCCGCTCAGCCGCTCTCTTATACCTATGAGCTGGTCCGTCTTCAACGGAATCCAGATTCCGAAGCATAGCGGATACCTTTAGAGCATTTATCGCATCGCTCCGCAGGATGTAATCGTTATTCGGCATCTTCATTCCTCTTTCTCATGTCTGCACCACAACCGGGGCAGAAGTCGAAATCCGTTTCTTTTATACTATGCTTTTTACAAAACCAATCACATTCGCTACACTGATAATGACCCGTGAATTCTGGCGGCATCATCCCGGTCATCTTCACCCACCTCCCACGTCTCACCGGCTCCACGTCGGCGGCGTCCACTTCCTCTTCGATGATTTTATAAGCGTCGTACAAGCCGTCGGCCCATGTGTTTTCGGCAATCGTCCTTGCTCCATCCAGCTCTTCTATCGTGTCGTATATCGACACTCCCAGAATCGCTTTCAGCGCATCGCTCCGCTTGATGTAATCGTCATTCGGCATCGCTGGACTCCTTTTTTTCATCCTTCGGCTCCGTGCATTCGTACCGCACCGGATGGATCGCCACCGCCCCCATTACAGTTCCGCACACCGGGCATTTAATGTGGCACCACGCGATTTCGCTCGCTTTGTACTCTATAACCGATTTGCACTCAGGGCATTCATCTGAATAGATAGGAACGGGCTCTCTTTTTACTACCGTCATCCCATTTCACCTTCCTTCCATGCACCAGTCAAATTCAATTTTGTAGATATAATTTCTCAGATCATAGTCTATAGCTGCCGGTTGATATACCGGAAATTGGCTGTTCACGAGTTCGAAAATGTTCTCGTCATACCGTTCCTTCGCGTTCATCAGGGCTTTATAATCCTTGAATAGTCCGGTTCTATCATATCGTTCCTGTAACCGCTGAATCCAGTCTTCTTTCATGGATCGTGTCGGGCAGAACACAATAACGGCTCCGACATTTTCCAGTTTCGGCATCGTCTCAAAAGTATCTCTGACAACCTTGTGCGAACTCGTCAAGACAACGTATCTCTGATTCGCCAGATTCATGGCGATCTGACAGTACGGTATATACCAGTCATCGGCCCGCTTATCTCCCACAAAGAAGTTACTGCTTTCAAGATCAATGCATCTTTCTGTCCCCGCGCAGGAACTCTTTCCAATTCCCTGATAACCGATGATAATTACACCTTTCATTCCTTATCTCCTTCCCACGGCGTGTCCCGCATCTGCTCCGGCGAAGGGCGGGCTGTCCACGCTCTCCATTTCTTCCCGTAAACCGCAAGCCGCATCCCGACGAACCCGTCCAGAACGTGGATGTCAACCGCCTCGTCCTCACCCTCGTTGGAGAGCCGGAACCAGATCCCCGGGATCACCTCCACCTTGTCCGCGTCCTCGATCCACGCCACTTCAACCGCGCCGGATCGGATTTCTTCAAGCGTCATCACGCGCGGCTCCTGCTCCTTCAGCAGGGCGAGAGCGTCCGCCATCAATCCGTTTGCACACGGCGCATTTGTAATGATCCCTTCATGGTTATACGGGCATTCTACGCAGTTTGACTTTGCATCCGGATCACTAACAATGCAACATTCCAGCCCGCGTTTCACCTTTTCCCGGTCAGGCATCGCCGTCACCTTCTTTCGCATCTTTCGGTTTGTTAAACCAGTCATACCACGATCTTCTGCAAGCGAGGCACAAATCGATATCCTCACGTATAAAGCCGCCTGCTATGAATCTTTCGATTTTTATCCATATGGTTATATTCTCCGAATCTTTCGTATCAAAGGTCTTTCCACACCGGTCACATTTTCGTATCATCATCCCCGTCACCCCCTTGCATCTTCTCGATAACCGGCTTCATTCTTTTCATGATCTCATGCGTTGACATCATCAGCAAAGTAACACATCCGCGTTTATCGAAATAACACTTTCGGCATGGGCGATACTCACCTGTCTGCGGGTCCAAGGGTTGAGCGCATATTTTCAGTGCGTCCATGATCTTTTCGTAGTCCGCCATCGGGACTTTGTCTTTGTTTTCCACGCCTTTCTCCTTCCGGTTTATGTAAATAATTCTAAAATTCCGATTATAGCTGTAACGAACGCGGCCAATCCGGAAACCGCTGCGCATCCTCCACATACGATCATGCAGCATGTATAGATGGCGTCTTGAATACTTCCACTGTCAGAGTCGTCGGCTTTACCCGCAGACACAATCGCCCCGAATACGAACATTCCGAACAATGGGATAAGTACGAAGAGTATAATCAGGTATTTCATTCTGTCACCCCCCTCTTCCTGAACCGTCCGGCTTCGGAACACGTTGCAAAATGCGATATATAGCCGATCCCATACGCTTTGTTCGGATTGCTTTCAAGCTCCGCGCTTATAACTTCCCCGTTCGGTGTCACAATCTTAATGCTTCCGCCTTTCTGCTTCCTGTAAAGTCTCTGTTCCGGGTCACAGGGTATAGATTTTCCGCCCGGCGTCCGAATCCAGATGATAGCCGCGCCGCATCCTCTACACGTTGCCATTACTGCCACCCCTTCCCGGAGAAGTACACCCCGTCCATTTCGTAAAGCGGCGGCACCCAATCCGTATCGTGATAACCGCCGAGCTGGAAGTAAACCGCGCTCCACTCCGGCCCGTTCAAGAACCGCTCCATACAGAATTCTTTGCACCACGCCAGCCCGTCCGCGTCGTAATCCGTAGACCATACTGCCGGATAGGTGGAATATGTCCAGCCATAATCCGGGTCGTAATGCGACAGGCTGTCCGCCATCGTCCTCCCGTAGAACCCGGTATCCCACAGATTGAGCATGGCGTCACATCCGGCCTCGCTGCACGGCTCCGAGGTGCCCCAAAATTCCAGATAGAAGATTCGGGAAAATAGGTCCATTTCCCACGGTTCCGCAGTATGCCCGTCCCAGCCGTAGAGCGTCGTGTCATAATTCCAGTCCGGACAGCCCGCGTCCGTGCGTTGGATTGTGTTGTAATCGGATTGCCGTGCATTGTCCGTCCACTCCGCCGCCATCGGCTCATCCGGATCCCACCACACCGGCACCGGGCTTTCGCCCTCGGTGTAGCTTTGCAGCCGGTATTCCGCCGCCTCTTCCGTCTCGGATTCCGCCTCTGCCGCGTACCGTACCACCGCCGGGACGCGCCGCACTCCCTCACAAAGCTCCGGGCCTTTCGCGCTGTTGTGCCACAGCATCAGCCCGAACACCGCCACCGTCAGCGGGATCGCCAGATATACAAGTCTCCAGTGTTTCATAATGTCCTCCCATGAAATAATGTTCTGTGCACAGATGCACGGAGACCGGAACCGGGGAGAAACGCTTAAATACCCGGTTGTGTTGCCGCACGCGCGGACCGCCCATTCCGCGCCGATCTCCGTGCATCCGGGCACAGACCCGGATTCATGCCGTCTCCTTCTTCTCTTCCCGCGCCGGTTCCTTCTCCGGCTCCTTCTTCTTCCCGATCCTGCCGATCACCTCGTACAGCACCGGAAACTCCTCCTGCCGGATCACCCGCCCGGCGATGCTCGCCACTTCCGTGCCATCCCGCAGTATGTGCCGCACTGCCATCTATCGTCCCCTCCTGTCATACCGTGTCGAATAATGTCTAATTCTTTAAGCATCTTCTGCAAAAAAAATGCGATCGAGACTTACCCCCAAAGCCTTCGCGAGCTTTTTCAATGTTCTCACGGTAGGCATTTTTTGGGGGTTGTTCTCGATCTCACAAAGTGTTGCACGGCTTATATCCGCTTTATGCGAAAGCTCTTCCTGCGTCATGCCGCTTTGTTCTCTTAACTCTTTAATCTTCGTTCCCATGACCGTTCCCTTTCTGTGTATAAAATTTTAAGCACCCTCATCATATCACGACCGGAATCATTTGTCAAGAGCTTTAGACAATTTTTGCATAAAATTTTTGACTACATTTCTTGACAATTTCCCCCACACGATGTATAATAAAATCGACATTCGCATGAAACACATGGAGATTAAAAAATGAAACTCGGCGAAATAGTAAAAAAGTACCGTCAGGAGCATGACCTTTCCCAGCGGCAGTTTGCCAAGCTCTGCGGCCTTTCTCACGGTTATATCCCCCTCATCGAAAAAGGTTTGAACCCAAACGGCGATCCTCTTACCCCCTCCATCACTGTCATGAAGCAGTTGGCAGATGCCATGGGGCTTACCCTGCATGAACTTATTTCTTTGTCCGATGAAGACATGCAGGTCGATCTCTCTTACGAAGCAAACAGGCCCTGGGAATCCGTCCCCGACCTCATGCCCATCCGCCGCAAAGCCTTCCCTCTCCTCGGCGAAATCACCTGCGGAGAGCCCGCCTATGCGGAAGAGCAGCACGAGACCATGGTGGAGAGCACCGAGGCCATCGACGCCGACTTCTGCCTCCGCGCGAAAGGCGACAGCATGTCCGGCAGCCAGATCGACGACGGCGATATCGTCTTCATCAAGCAGATGCCCATGGTGGACAACGGCGACATCGCCGCGGTCCTGATCGATAATGAAACCACCCTCAAGCGCGTGGACTATGACCCGGACGCCGGCATCCTGATCCTGATGCCTGATAACCCCGCATACCGTCCCCTCGTCTATAAGGGCGAGGAGCTGAACCGGATCCGTATCCTCGGCCGCGCTGTCATGATCCAGAAAGTCATCCGGAAGAGGTAATGCCAATGAGGAAAATCGTCGGTTTTATTCTTTATAGCTTCTTCAGCGGTGGTACTGTATTCTGGTTGTTGATCGTTGGCCTCATTTTTGGCTGTACAAGCCTTTTGGGGCAATGCGATTCCTCAGAATCCAAACCCAAATATACCGAACACGAATATGAACTGCTGTCCGAGCTTTACTACAAGGTCTACGAAGAGGCGGAGGAAAGTTACTGGAAACTCGCCAATATGTACGATGATCTTTATACTGCATACCGTGACGATCCAGGCCGCACAGGTTCTCTCGATGGTTTTATAGAATACGATAATCTTGAAGGCGCACTCCCCGATGATGTTGTTTATTTTCTTGATGATTAAGGAGATTGTTATGTCTGTCAAAAACGGATTTCTGTTGATTGCCTTATCCCTTCTGATTTTTGCCTCATCCTGTTCTTCTCCAAGCTCCGAGCAGAATACTTCTTCCCGCACTCTCTCTGCTTCAAGCACAGTGTCCAGTGTCAGCGTTTCTTCTTTTAATCGGCATGATTATGACTGGGTATCCACCGATGATTCCACCTGCTTCTCAGAAATTGGATATGACTACAGCAAAGAGCGTCTCGCCGTCACATTCCGCGACAGCGGGAAGACCTATGTCTATCATGACGTTCCCGAATCTGTGTGGGACGATCTGTATGCCGCAGATTCCCGCGGCGGATTTTATAACTCGTATATAAAAGGCCAGTATGTTTCTGAAAGAATCGATAATGATTAATTCCCAGGAGTATCATAATGAACGTCGGAATCTATCCCCGCGTGTCCACCCAGGAGCAGGCGCTCAACGGCCACAGCATAGACGAGCAGATCGAGCGCTGCCGGAAATACTGCGATGCCATGCGCTGGAACGTGTACCGCATCTATACAGACGCCGGTTTCAGCGGCGCGTCCCTGAGCCGTCCCGGCCTTCAGCAGCTGATCCGGGACGTCAAAGACGGCAAACTCGACAAGGTCCTCGTCTATAAGCTGGACCGCCTCAGCCGTTCTCAAAAGGATACGCTCTACCTGATCGAGGACGTCTTCCTTCCGAATAAGGTCGATTTCGTCTCCATGTCGGAAAACTTCGATACCAGCTCCGCCTTCGGCCGCGCCATGATCGGCATTCTGTCGGTCTTCGCCCAGCTGGAGCGCGAGCAGATCAAGGAGCGCATGCAGATGGGCAAGGAAGCCCGCGCCAAACAGGGCGGCTTCTCCGGCGCCCGGTTCACTCCAACCGGATACGATTACGTGGACGGCCAGCTCATCCCGAACGAATACGAAGCCCTTCAGGTGCGCCGCGTGTTTGACCGCGTCCAGGCGCTTGACCCGCTCAGCCGCATCGCATCAGACATGAATAACGCAGGGATGCGACCGCGGACCGGGAAGTGGACGCCGCAGCTGATCCGCCGTATGGTCACCTCCCGCACGTACGTCGGCGACATCACGTTTGACGGACAATGGTTCGCCGGCAGACACGAACCGATCATTACGCGGGAGCAGTTCGATGCCGTGCAGAAAATCATGAAGCTCCGATCGGAGCAACACCAGGACTTTAACCGGCGCCCCGCGAATGCCCGCACCTACCTCAGCGGATTTCTCGTCTGTGCGCAGTGCGGCGCGAAGTATATGATGTGGACACAGCACCAGAAGCGCAAAAACGGGTCCGAATACTTCCGCCAGTGTTACTGCTGCAATTCCCGCCACAAGCGTGACGCAGAGCGCGTAAAGGATCCGAACTGCAAAAACAAAAACTGGCTTGTCTCCGACCTCACCGACCTCGTCTTCGGCGAGATCCGGAAGCTCGCCATGGATCCCGACTATATCCCATCCATGCAGAGCCGTGCCGAAGAATCCTCATCCTCGGACAACGAGATCCTGAAGTCGGAGATCAAATCCCTCTCCGCGCAGATCGACCGTCTGCTGGATCTGTACGCCCTGGGCACCGTCCCGATCGCCTCAGTCCAGCAGCGTATCGCCGATTTGTCCGATAAACGCTCCGCGCTCGAAGAGCAGATCGCAGCGATGGAAAATAAAAAAGACGAACTCCCCACCCCGGCGGAGATCGTCGAGACAGCCCGTTCGTTCGATGAAGTGTTGTCCCGCGGAGACTTCGTCGAAATCAGAGCCGTCCTCGCCGAACTGATCTCATATATCGAGATCGATAACGATAATATCATAATCCATTGGAAATTCCTCTGATCCCTCTATGTACCCTATAGACATATACGTTGAAACGTACATGTCTATACGGTACATTCCCCACAGAAAAGGCGCCCATCGGACGCCTTTTCCCTTTTTCACCTGACTTCCTGCAGAATCATCCGCACCTCGGCCGCCTTCTCGATATTCCGCTCGTGAAGAAAATCGTACATCTCCATCATCCCGACCGGCACCTCGACTTCCTCGTTCCGAGCCCGGTCGATCAGCATCACTACCGCGTCGTGCAGCTTCTGCATGTGTTTCAGCTCCTGCTCCGAAAGATCCGCGTATAAGCGGGACAGATCCGGCTCGCTCTCTTTGTAGTTCGCCGCGCAGCGCGCGTACTTCATCGCGTCACCGATCTCTTCGTCGATCTGGCCCGCCAGCTTCTTTATCATCCGCATATTGCCACCTCACGCGATGATCCGCTGTGCCAGCACGTTGATGTGCCAAACAGCTTCCACGCCCGTGCTCACAAACCGGATAATGTCCGGCGCGGAACCCGGCGCGGGTGTCGCGTCGTCTTCCACCTGGATGTAGGTCGAGAATCCCATCGCCGCGCTGCCGCTTGCCGCAACGGACGCTTCGGTCAGAGCCGACGGATCCTCAATTCCGTTTTTCACAAGCTGGATCCCCGCGACTCCGGCCGTCGTTACGCTGGCCACCGCGTCCACCTTGACCAGGTAAACGCCCCTGCGGTTAAGGTTGATCGCGTTCGCGGACGGAGAGGCCACAGGCCCCTTGAATACTTTCACGTTCTGCAGAGGAAAAATACCGTCCTCCGCCACCGTGATGTTGTCGCTGTATACCTCAAGCATTGTGCCTTCCTCCTTTTTGGATTTCGGCGGGGAGATCAACTCTCCCCGCCTTGTTCCTTATACGCCAATCGGCGCGGGAACCGGTCCGGGATTAAATCCGGGATACCACGGATAGATGTATCCCGGATAGTTCGCCGTCACCTTCGGGATGCCTGCCGTCGCCTTTTCAAGCTCCAGCTTGTTCACGCGATCCTGAAGCGGCTCG